TCGAAGCTGGCGCGGCTGGCGACGGGGCAGGCGACCGAGAGCGTTGCGATTGATTGGCGCGTGGTTGCGGCGGAGGCAGGGCTGGACCCGGATGATCCAATATTCCATGAAATCATCAAGAAGATCATCGAGCGGATGGACTCCGCCAACGGGCGGCCTGACGCCGCAAAGAATCGCAGAGGGGATGGTGGCGGAGGCGATCCGGGAGGCGAAGCGGCGGCGGGAGGAGCAGGAGAGGGCGCGGAGGGCGGTGGAGGCCAAGCGGGCGGCGTGGCCGGCGAGGAGCACGGTGGGGCCGGACGGGCTGCCGAGGCCGTTCCACCGGGGGCAGGCGATAGCGTTTGATAGTCCGCGCCGGATTGTGGCGATGATCGCGGGGACACAATCGGGCAAGACGACGTTCGGGCCGTGGTATCTGAACCAATTGATTGAGAGCCGCGGAGGCGGGGACTACATCGCGGCGACGGCGACGTTTGACCTTTTCAAATTGAAGATGCTGCCGGCGATCCGGGAGGTGTTCGAGAACATCCTAGGGATCGGGCGCTACTGGTCGGGGGATCGGCTGCTGGAGCTGCGCGATCCGAAGACGGGGGAATTCCGCGCAAAGCGGGCGGACGATCCGATGTGGGGGCGGATCATCCTGCGGTCGGCGGAGAGTCCGGGTGGGCTGGAGAGCGGGACGGCGAAGGGGGCTTGGCTGGACGAGGCGGGGCAGGATTCGTTTACGCTGGATACGTGGCGGGCGATCCGCAGGCGCGTGGCGTTGTTTCAAGGGCCGGTGCTGTTGACGACGACGCTGTACAACCTGGGGTGGTTGAAGCAGCAGATTATTGACCGTGCGGTGGAGGGGGGAACGACGGCGATTGAGACGCTGCCCAGCGGGGCGGAGATTGAGGTCACCGATAACGCGGCGTCGAACATCAGTCTGGTTCAGTTCGACTCGATTGCGAATCCGGTGTTTCCGTTGGTGGAGTATGCGGAGGCGTCGGCGACGATGCCGGAAGACGAGTTCATGATGTTTTACCGCGGGCGCGTGGCGCAACTGCGGAGCTTGATTTACAACTGTTTCGAGAAGCGCAAGCATACCTGCCCGCGCTTCGAGATCGCAAAAGAGTGGAAGCGGTATCTGGGGCTTGACTTCGGGGGGGTGAACACGGCGGGTGTCTTTTACGCGGAGGAGCCGGGGACGAGAAGGTTTTACGGCTACCGCGAGTATTTGGCGGGGGGACGGACGGCTAAGGAGCACGCGGAGGAACTGCGGAAGGGTGAGCCGATGGTGCCGTTCTGCGTGGGGGGGAGCAAGAGTGAGGGGCAGTGGCGCGATGAGTTCAGGGCGGCGGGGCTGCCGGTGCGCGCGCCCGAGATTTCGGACGTGGACCTGGGGATTCTCAGGGTGTACGGGGCGCACAAGCGGGACGAGATCATTTACTTCGACGATTTGGAGGGGGTACTGGACCAGAAGGGGCGTTATAGGCGGAAGCGGAACAGGCAGGGTGAGATCACGGACGAGATCGAGAACAAGAATGCGTTTCACTTTCTGGACGCGGAGCGGTACATCATCGGGTGGCTGAAAGCGGATAAGAAGGTGGAAGCGGGGATGACGTGGCTGTAGGCGGCCTTTCGACCGTTCGCCCTTCGACAAGCTCAGGGTGCTCAGGGTGCGGAAGGCAGAAAGCAGTCATCAGTCATCAGTCATCAGTAGTCAGTAGAGGGACTTATGGGAATCGTAGATCGGTTTAGGGAGTGGGTGGGGCTGGGAGTCGTGAAGGCGGCGGGGATGGTGATCTCGCTGACGCCGGCGTGGGCGCGGTATTCTTTTATGCAGCCGACGTTCCGCAACCTGGTGGCGGAGGGGTATAAGGGTAACGGGGCGGTGTTTGCGTGCATCAGCGCGCTGGCGTTCGCTTTCCCGGAACCGCCGCTGTTGGTGTGGGAGGAGAATGACGCGGGGAAGACTCCGCTGCGCGAGCATCCGCTGAGCTTGCTGTTGAAGCGGCCTAATCCGCAGATGGGGCTGGCGCGGTTGCTGCTGTTTACGATCGTGTATCTGGCGTTGGGGGGGAACTGCTATTGGTACAAGGTGAGGTCGCGGGCGGGGCGGGTGGTGGAGTTGTGGCCGTTGCACGACGGGCAGATGCAGCCGGTGGCGGGGACGACGCGGCTGATTGACCATTACGAGTTTGATAACGGGTCGGGGGCGAAGCCGCTGATCATCCCGGTGGAGGATGTGGTTCATTTCATGTGGATGCCGGATCCGCTGGCGCCGTGGCGTGGGCTGGCGCCGCTGATAGCGGTGGCGCGGGAGGTGGATACGGATAATGAGGCGACGCGGTATTTGTTTTCGCTGCTGAAGAACGATGCGATGCCGAGGCTGGCGATCACGGTGCCCGAGAACGTGGATATGTCGGACACGGAGAAGCGGAAGCGGTTGAAGGAGGAGTGGCAACAGAATCGGGGCGGGGAGAATCGGGGTGGGGTGGCGCTGCTGGAGGGCGGGCTGGACATCAAGGTGATCGCGATGAACTTGAAGGAGTTGGAGTTCAACATGCTGCGCTTTGTGCCAGAAGCGAGGATGTGCGGGGCGTTCCGGGTTCCGGTGGCGGTGGCGGGGGTGTACGTGGGTTTGGAGAAGTCTACGTACAACAATCAGTCGGGTCAGTTTGAGTTTTTCACGGATCGGACGTTGATCCCGTTGTGGGGGGCGATTGACGATCAGGTGCAGTTTGATTTGCTGCCCGAGTTTGGGGGGACGCCGTCGCAGGTGGTGGAGTTTGATCTGGACAAGGTGCAGGTGCTGGCAGAGCGTAAGACGGTGAAGAGGCAGTGGGCGCTGGATGCTTTGAGCAGGGGCGGGGCGACTGTGAACGAGTTCCGCTCGGTGGCTGGGCTGCCGAGGGATGCGAATGGGGATGTGTATTTGCGGGGACTGGCGATGGTGGCGGAGCCGTTTGTGGGGGAAGGAAGAGGGAAGAAGGATGAAGGAAGAAGGATGAAGGATGAGGGCGACCCTGGTGCTTCGACAGGCTCAGCAAGCTCATGGCAGAAGGCGGAAGGCGGCCCTTCGACAAGCTCAGGGCGGAAGGCCAAGCGGAAGGCGCAGGAGGCGGTGATCGCGGCGCAGAGGTCGGCGCGGCGGGAGGTGGCCGGGCGGATGGCCTCGGCGGTGGACGGTTATTTCGGGGGGCTGGCGGATCGGGTGATCCACCGTGCGCGGAAGGGTTGGACGGAGCAAGCTCAGGCGGTGCAGACGAAGGCGCTGCCGGAGGCGGATGATCTGTTGACGAATGGGGACGAGGATGAACTGTTGGAGCTGGTGAAGCGGTTTTATACAGAGCTGATCCAGTTGTCGTGGGGGTATTGGGACGTGGCGCTGGGGGTGGATACGGTGCTGGATTTGACGGACCCGTTGGTGACGGAGATTTTGGCGGGGGCCGGGGAGCGGGTGAAGCAGATTCAGGAGACGACGCTGAAGGAGCTGCGCATCTTGATGCAGTATGGGAACGACAACGGGTGGAGCATTGATCATCTGTTGCGCGGTGACCCGGAGAACGGGATTCCGGGGCTGAGGGATTTGATCGAGGAGACGTATAAGAACCGGGCGCGGACGATTGCGCGGACGGAGTTGGGGAATGCACAGAACACGGCGGCGGTGGGGCGGTACGAGGCGGCGGGGGGGAAGGAGGTGTTCGTGTTGGACAACGGGCTGGGCGATGATGACGAGCCGTGTCAGGTGGTGAATGGGACGGTGCAGACGTTGAAGTGGGCGGAGGAGCATCCGCTGGAGCATCCGAATTGCACGAGGGCGTTTGCGCCGGAGTTCTGAAACCGGACTCTTTAGCCACGAATTTCGCGAATTTTCACGAATGAAGAACTGGGAGGCAGGATGGATAAGCTGAGAACGAATGCGCTGCCAGTGAGGGAAATTGTGAATCCGGATCCGTTTGAACCGATGATGAAACAGCAGCCGGGACCGGCGGTCACTGATGGGTTTGTGCCGGTGCGGTGTGTCTGTAATAAGCTGCTGTGTGAGGCGCTGCCGGGGAGCACGGTGAAGATTGTGTGTCCGAGGTGCGGGGCTTTTGTGCTGTGGCCGGCGCGGGCGGTGGAGGTGCTGCCGCGTGAGAAGCCGCCCACGGGCGGCCCGAAGCTGGCGCGGTTGGAGACGAAGGCGCCGACGGGCGGCCCGAAGCTGGCGGGGACAGGGACATGAGTCAGAATTTGCCGCGTCAGGCGGCCCGTGGGCCGAACCACTTGACGCCGGAGCAGATTGGGCGGATTGAGTTCGCGGTGGGGGAGTTGGCGCGGCGGGGGAATTTTGTGGCGCAGGCGGTGGAGAGGGCGCTGAAGGGGAAGTCGGCGAACGAGAAGCGGAAGGTCGTGGCGGTGACTTACGGGCAGATGTACGAGGCGATGCTGGGGTTTCAGATGGCGATGGGGAAGGGGGAGGAAGAAGGATGAAGGATGAAGGATGAGCGTGAGACGTGAACAGTCGAATGCGAGGTGAGCATGGACGAGAGGACAGGACGTTTGTTTTTGGCGCCGGTGGGGACGGAGGAGATGGTGGAGTTTCATTTTTCTCCTGAACTCGTGCGGGAGTTGCAGGAGGTTGTGGCCCAGTTCAACAAAGTGTTTCTGGAGTTTGCCGAGAGCGTGAGGGTGTTTTGGGGTGCGGTTTCTCCATCGCTGATCGAGCTTATGCACCTGTATGGGGTGTATGGCGAGGGTGAGATGGAGGCGGCGTTCAAGGCGTATGCGCGAGAGTATAATGTTCGGCATCCGCACCGGAAGTTGGGGTGGCGGAGGTTGAACCGGAGGCAGAGGGCGGAGGCGTTGGGCTGCCCTTCGACAGGCTCAGGGTGCTCAGGGTGCTCAGGGCGGGAGGCAGTAAGTGGGGAGTGGTAAGTGCGTTGACGGGCTACTGAACACTTGAGCTATAATGGGGCATGGGCGCGTTGTATAACGGGAGCGCGTCTCGTTCGCAGCGAGAAGGTGACAGTTCGATTCTGTCCGCGTCCACTATAAAACTTTTGTGAGGAAGAGCCGCTGGTGAGGGCGGCCGCACCCCCCATTCGCTTCGCTCAGGGGGGCAGGCGGGCCGCCCCCGACGGTACAGGCGGCGGGCAGGCAATTGATAGCGCCTTGAGCGCCAGGTTGGTGATTGAATGCCGAGAGCATCTGTGCTCTCGGCGTTTTTGTTTTCTACAGTGTGGAGGCGGTCGGATGAAGCGGGACGAGATGTTTTCGGATGGGAATCTGGCGGAGCTCGCGGCGTGTGAGGAGAGCGATTTGAGGCTGCGGGTTGGCATTCTGCGCACGGTGGAAGAGGAGTGCGCGGGGGATGCGCGACTGGACATGGAGGGCGGGGTGCGAGACCAAATTCAAGCGCTGGAGACGGCGCTGGAACGTAAGGGCAAGGGCGCACACGCAGGTGCGCCCCAACAGGCACCGCCGGCGCAGGTGGTGGGGCTGAAGACTTTGGATTTGCGAGGCAATCAAGGAGGTTGATATGGCTCAGGGCGATGGGGTGATTTACAACAAGTTCAAGTTCGAGTTGCTCAACGGGGTTTACAACCTGGCGGCGGCGCAACATACGCTCAAGATCACGCTGCACACGGGGTACACGCCGGACATTGACGCGCATACGTTGTGGGCAAGCTCGGGCGTGTCCAGCACGGAGTATGGCACGGCGTCGGGCTACACGGCGGGCGGGAAGACGCTGGCGAATCAGGCTACGAGTCAGGATAACGCGAACGACCGCGGCAAGTTCGACGCTGACGACGTGACGTGGACGGCGCTCGGGCCGCTGTCTCCGGCGACGCCGTCCCACGCGATTTTGTGGGACGATACGCCGACCAGCCCGGCTGATCCGTTGATGGCTTACTGGGTGTTGGGGACGACGGCGACGAACGGGGGGAACTATACGCTGCAGTTCGGGGCGAACGGGATCGTTCTACTGACGTAGGGTGTTGGCTCCGGCAGGTCACCGATGACGATCGGGATCAGCGAACCAGTCGCAGAGTTTACGTCCACCAGCAACACGACGTCCTACGCGATGGGGGCGTTCACGCCGTCCGCCAACTCGTTTTTGGCGGTGATGGTGTTTGCGACGGGAACGGTCGCGGCCGCTCCCACGATGAGCGGAGGCAGTTTGACGTGGACGTTGCGACAGCGCATCGTCTACAATACAACTGACATCGCCTGCTTGTTCACGGCGCCGGTGGGGGGAAGTCCGGTCAGCACCAATCCGACGTTTGACTGCACGGGGGACGCGGCGACCGGGGTGGTGATGATGGCCTTTCAGTTCACCGGCCAGAACTCCGCCAGTCCCATTTCACAAACTGACTCAGAGGCAAGGACGGGCGCCAATCCCGTCATTACGCTGCCCGCGAGCATGCACACGAACAACGGCTATGCGGCGGGCTTTGGGATGCCGCGCAACCCGCCGACCTCCACTGCGCCGACAAATTGGTCTGAGATTGCGGATACGGGTTATAACACTCCGGCTTCGGGCGGTTCGGGCGCTTATCGGGCGGAGGGCGAGACCGGAACGACGATCACATTTACATCCAGCTCGGCGGCTTATGGGATTGTCGCCATCGAGGTGCGGGCTGACCTGAGCATCACGTTCACGGTTCCGACGCTGGCGAGCAGCGCGGTGACGTTGACGGTGGTGCCGGGCGAGGTCGCGATTGGTTTCCAGACGCCGACGCTGGCGAGCAGCGCGGTGACGCTGGCGGTGTTGGCTCCACCGCCCGAGCAGACGGTCGGGCTGAACACGCTGAGCCTGGCCAGCAATCCAGAGGCGCTGAGCGTTGCGCCGGGCGAGGCGGTGGTGACGCTGCTCACGCCGACGTTGGCGAGCAGCGCGGTGACGTTGACGGTGGTGCCGGGCGATGTCTCGATCGTGTTCCAGACACCAACGGTGGTGAGCAGCGCTGAAACGCTGATGGTTGAGACCGCGTTTGTCGTGCCGCTCTCGACATTGACACTCGCCAGCACCCCTGTGGCGCTGACGGTTGCGCCAGGTGATGTCTCGGTTGTGTTCCAGACTCCGACGCTGGTGAGCAGTGCGGAGACGCTGACGGTTG